GAGCATCTTCAGTACGGTGCGGCCGGCATTGCCCCAACTCGACCACGTATCCTCGCTGAACACGGTGTCGACGAAGTCGGCGCCGAACTTGCGCATCTCGTCCAGGTCGGCAGCCGCGATCTTGAGCCGGGCGTTCATTGCCGCCTGCGCCTCGACGCCTGCCAGCATCGCGGCGGCATCGGCGCCGGCAAGGTCGGGAAAGCGTCGGCGGATCTCCTGAGCGGTGCGCAGCTTCTCCAGCTCGGCCTGCCGCACCGTGTCGCTGGCGCCGAGCAGCGCCAATTCGCGCTGCGACATCTCCAGCGCGTCCGCCTGGTCCCGCAGCCGGGTGATGCCGAAGCGGGATTTCTCGACGTCATAGCTCTCCTGCGCTTCGCCCGTGCGGGCCAGGACCAGGTCCTTCCGGTCCTGCGACTCCTGCGGCAGGTGCAGCTTGTCCGCCTCGCGATTGGCGGCGCGCGACGCGGCGTTCAGCGCCTGATCGAGCGGGCTGAGCGAAAGGTCGGCGAGGACCGATTTCAGCTCCTCGGCGCGCTCCTTGCTGTCCTCCAGCGCCCTGGCGAAGCCCATCCGGTCCTCGGAGGCGTGCGCTTCATCCAGGCTGTGGCGATAGGCGTCGATCACCTTGTTGAGCGCCACCAGCGCATCGCCCTGGGCGATGCTGCGCAACTTCACCAGCGACCGCATCGCCGCCTCGTCGGACAGCGCGCGCGACATATCGGCGACCGACAGCGTGCCGTCGCGCACCTGGGCGATGACGGCATTGCGGGCGGCCGTCTCGTCGCGCATGCCGGCGACCGTCTTGGCCCCGCCGGCGATCGCGTCGGCGACCTGCAAAGCGAGCTGGCGGCGGACCTGCGCGTCGACATCGATGCCGCGCCGGGTGGCATCGGTCAGCGCCTTGCGCCGGGCCTCCGCCTCCGCACCGGCCGCGCTGCTGGCCAGATAGGCATCGGCGACCGCCAGCGCGCCGCGCGCACTGGCCTCCATGCTTTCCGCCTCGCGGCGCAGCTGCTCGGCATGACGATCGCGGCCGGAGCGGGACGCGGCGCGCGCGCGATCGGCAGCGGCATGGGCCTGCGCCTCGGCTTGGGCGCTGGTGATGACCTGGCCCGACAATTCGATCCGGGTCTTCTCGACCGCCAGCGCGGCCTTGGCCTGGGGCGTCTTCGCGGCCGCGATCCGCGCGTCCAGCTCGGCGAGCCGCTGCATCTTCTCGGCGCGCGGGATGAAGGTGTCGATGGCGTGGCTATAGGCGTCCAGCGCCTCTTGCGTCGCCTTGCGCTGGTCCGCCGGCAGGTCGGTGGCGAGCGCCGCGCGCAGCTTGCCGGCGGTCTTCTGGTAATCGGAGCGCTGATCGCCGGTATATTGCTCGACGATCGATGCGCCCTCCTGCTGGGCGCGATTAGCGGCCGCCTCACGCCCCAGCCGCTGCTGCTTGCGAGCTTCCGCTTGAAGGTCGGCAATTTGCTTATCGATCGAGGCGTTGAACTCGGCCGGGGTGATGCCGAGCAAATATTGTCCGGTCGTAAGGCCCTGCGCGCGCTTGCTCTGGAGCGTGGCAATCCGCTCGGCGATCGAGCCACCACCCAACGCCCGGTCGATGGCCTTGCCCAGCGCCGTATCGGCCTGGGACGCCATCCGCGCCACATATTCCCAGGCGCTACCCAGCTTATTGGCCTTGTCGGCCGCGCCGTCGACCGCTTTCGCCAAGGCCTCCTGCAACACGCGCTGCGCGCCGGTCCGATCATTCTCCTCGACGAGGTGGCCAATCCGCTCGATCGTCGCCTGGTTGACCCAGCCATAGCGCTCGGCAAGCTGCTGCGCGCCCTCGATCGGATCGGCCATCGCGGCGTCGAGCGCCTGGGTTGCGTCGGGCACATCCTGCCCGGTCGCGGCCGCGAAATCCTTGGTCATGGCGGTCAGCCCGACCAGCACGCCTTTGGTCACGTTGCCGCTGGAGACGTAGGCGGTTTCGATTTCGCGCGCGACTGAAACCGTGATCTCACCGGCACGGGCGGCCGCTTCGGCGGCCGCTTCCAGCTGCTCGCCGTCCATGCCGAGCGACCGGTTCGTGTACAGGCCGGCGGTCTGCAGTTTGTCGACCGCCTCGGTGTAATCCCACCAGCTCTTGGCGGCGATCGCGACCACGGCCGCGGTCGCGCCGATCGCTAAGCGCGTCGGGGTGAGGAGCGCCCGGACCTTCGCGAGCGCCCCCCCGACGCCGCCCTCCTGCTCGCCAAGTGAGCCGGCCGCCTCCTTGGCCTTGTCCTTCAGCGCATCGAATGCCCCGCCGGTCCGCTCGCTATTGCCCTCGACCTCGCGCGCGCTCTCCTGGCTGGCATCGCCGATCCGGCGGATGCTGCCGGCGACGCTGTCGTCGCCCATCGACATCGCCTGGACCACGTCGATGCCCTGCTCCATCAGCACACGAAACAGCGGCATCCCGGCCGCGAGCGACGAATAGGCGTTGAAGCCGGCCGAGCGCAGCATCATCAACTGCACCCGGTTGAGGCCGGCGGCCTGGCTGTTGCCGTCGAGCGCCCGCCGGGCCTCCTCCAGCCGGTCGGTCGAGATGGCGAGCACCTGCGCGTGTTCCTTCTCGCTCAGCTCGCCGCGCTGGAGCAAATCGTTGTAGACGCGAAGCTCCGCGTCATAGCGCGCCTGGGCGACCGACAGCGGGTCGATCATCGCGCGGATCTTGGCGAGCGCGGCCGCCCGGTCCTCCTCCGCCTTCAGCTCCGCTTCGAAGACCGAGCCGCTGTCGCGCGCGCTCTTGCCCGAATGCGAAGCACCGATCGCGCTGTACCGGGCCTGATGCGCCTGGGCAGCGATGTCCGCCTTGGCGGCCGCGGCATCCTCCCGCCAGCGCTGCTGTTCCTTCTCGGCCGCGACGCCGGCTGCATCCGCCACCTCGCGATACGCGTCCGCCGCCTTCTTCAGCGCGGCGGTATGCTCGGCCTCGGTAATCGCGCCCTGCGACACCAGGCTGTTGGCGGTGCGGAGCTGGTCGTCGTAGCGGGCCCGGGCCAGATAGAGCGGGTCGAGCGCGGCCCGCAGCTTCGCCGCGCCGGCGGCCGCCTGCTCCTCGCGTTCGAACATCTCCTGGAAGACCTTGGCGCTGTCGCGCGCGGCCCCGCTCGACCGGTCCAGATTGACGGTCGCGAACTGCTGGCTGCCGGGCGTCGCCATGGCCTGGTCGACCGCACCGCGCTGGGTGCCTGCGGCCGCCGCCAGCTTGGCAGCAGCAGCCTGACGGTTCCACGATTCAATCTGGCGCTGGGTGAAGCGGTCGGTGGCCTCGGCCGAGCGCTCGGCCGCCCTTTCCGCCGCTTCGGCCACGCCGGTCACCGCGTCGGTGCCGGATTTGCGGATCTCGGCGAAGTCGTTCTTGACCTCGGCCTTGCCGTCGGTGCGCAGGTTGAAGCCGATGCTACGGATCGTCATCGCCCGGCTCTTCCTCTTCCTCGTCGCCCATCCCGTCATCCGGGTGGACGATCGCGCCCTCGATCCGGGGCAGGATCTCGGCGAGCAGCGCCTGGTCGACGCCGCGGCCGGCGCCGAGCGCCATCACCGCGCCGAAGTCGAGCCCGACCGGTCGCGACACCACGCCATCAGGCGTCGGATAGCTCGCCAGCCGGACCTGACCGCCGCAGCCGCGGATCAGTTGCCAGACGGCTTCGCCGGCTTCCGTGCGCGCTTCCTGGGTTTCGTAGGGACAGGCGGGGCGGCCGTCGTCGTGCCGGCATCGCCCGAGCCGTCCTGCGTCGCAGGAGAGCCGGCAATATTGGCTTCCCGCATCGCCCCCGCCGAAGTGCCATTCGGCGAGGGCGACCAGCCGTTTTTTTCCGCGTCCGCCTGCGACCATGGCAGGACATATTCGCGGTCCGCCGCCTCGACCAGGCGCGGCTCGGCGAGGAAGTCGGAGATGGTGCCGGGCTCGGTCCCAATCACCTGGCCTTCCTCGTCCAGGATCTCGGTATCGGGCGTTGGCTCGACCGGCTCGCCATCCTTGCCGATCCCCGACCAGGCCAGGATGTTGTGGCGGATGATCTCGGCGGTGAAGGCATCGCCGGCGCGCTCCTCGACGTCCGGCCCGCCCTTGCGCAGCACCGCCAGCGCCGCGCGCCGGCCGGCGCGGATCGACAGGAGGCTGGGCTGGGCGGCGAAGGTGACGCGGACGGGCGGCCGATCGCCGATCGCCGGGATCAGCTCATGCTCGACGGGCTTGGCCCCGGTCAGCGCATAGCCGCTCATGCCGCGTCCTCGTGGCGATCGGTATCGGCGACGACGCCGGTCGACGCGCCGGGCACATCGAGACGGATCTCGCGCGCCTCGTCGAGGATCACGAAGCCATCGGCATCGCGGACGAAGACGTCGTCCTCCACCTGGAAGCGGCGGACGCGGCCGGCGACCGGATCGACCTCGATGACATGCGACAGGATCTCGCTGGAGACGACATCGACGATGCGCTGGTGCGGCGCGGGCGTGAGAAAGGCCATGCGGTACTGCTCCCGATCAGGCGTAGGTGGCGACGTCGTTGACCAGGGTGACGGTCAGCTGCGCGGCGAGCGCGCCGGACGCCTGGAAGTTGAAGCTGCCCTGGAGGCCCTTCGGCCCGTTCACCGGACGCTTGACCTTGGGCAGCCAGACGCGCGGCAGCGTGAAGATCAGGCTGAAGCCGCCGTCGAGCTTCCAGCCCAGCGCCACTTCGGCCGGGATCTTGCTGCGCGACTTGTTGAACAGCACGCCGCGCGCGCCGCGCGCGGTGATCGCGCCATTGGTCATCGCCTTGCCCGGATCGATGCCGCCGATGCGGCCGTCCTCCCGGATGACCTCGACCTTGTCGAGCTGGTTGGAATAGGTGATGTCGGCGGAGACGATGTCGGCCGCGACATTGCCGTCCAGCTTGATCGAGCCGGTCGCCTGGGCGAAGCGAAGGCCCTGAAGCGCGGTGGGCGCGCCGGCGACGCTCGCCGCGACCGCATTGGTCTCGCCCTGCGCGATCAGCGACAGCACGGCATTGAGCAGGCCCGAGCGCGCCATCGCGATCTTCAGCGAATTGACCGCCGCGCCGTAATGGACCGAATAGCTCGGCTCGTCCGGATGGCCGACCTCGATCGACGTCGACGGGAGCGACGCCGCACCCGACTTGAAGACATGGGTGAAAATGCCGTTGGCACCGGTGGTGGTCGGCGCACCGAAGGTCTGGCGCAGCCAGAAGCCGATCCCGCGCAGGTCGACCGGCACGGTCAGGTCGCCGTCATTGGTGATGACGTCATAGACCGGATCGAGGCCCTCGCGGCCGAAGCCGAGCTGGTCGTCCTCGATCAGCGGCTGCTCCTCGCCCATCGAATGGCCGACGAAGGGCAGTTTGAAGAAACCGCCGGCGGGCGTCTGCCCGTAAGACGGCTCGATCGCGGCCGACATGACCGCGTTGATGCCAAGGGGACGTCCCATAGCGTGTCTCCTGTCAGGTGAAGGGGATCAGCCCAGCGGGCTGGTGGTCGAGTAGAAGGGCACCAGGTTGAAATCGGCCCAGCCGACCGGGACCGCGCCGGGGATGTTCTGCTCACCGTCGACCGGCATGGTCGCGTCGAGATGGACGCACAGGCCGCCGAGATACGGGTCGGCCTGGCGCGCGACGTCGATCCGGCCGATCATCTCGGCAAGGACGATCTGGGCGCGCCGGCCGGGCTCGCCATAGGCGGCGATCTCGATCGGCACGACATGCTCCCACCACCAGGTGGGCGGCGACAGGTCGATGTCCGGGTCACCCGGCATGCCTGAGCGGACGATGACCAGACCACCTGGCCCGACCGCCTCCGGCTTGGCTTCGTCGTCATCCAGGCCGATCACCTGGGCATCCGGCAAGGCGGTCTGGATCAGGCGCTTGATCGCCTCCAGCACGGCTAGGCGCTTGGACATCGCTATTTCCAGTGCTTGTCGAGATTGGCGGGGAAGCGCGACTGCGCCAGCCGTTCCGGTTCGGACAGGTCGACGGTCTGCGGCTTCTTCACGCCGGGAACGAGCGTGAACATGATGACCGATTGCACCGGCCGGGGATTGCGGGTGCGGCCTGCCAGCTCGCGCTCGGAAGCATTGCGCCAGCGGCCGGTGGCCTTGCGGATGACCAGGCCCTTCAGGACCAGATAGGCGACGCCGGCATGGCGGATGCTCGGCGTCTGGAAGCCGCGGTCGCCGGGCGAGATGAATTGCAGCGGCCGGCCGAAGCGCTCTTCCACCTCCTTGGGCGTGAGCGCATCGCCGGACCGATGTCGGGGGCAGTCGTCGGTCGGCACCGCCAGCCAGTGCTTGCCCTGGCGCGGAGTGATGTAGGCGCCGCTGGCATAGCTCTCGATGATGGCGGCGGCACCGCGGCCCTTTTTCGACGGCTGCGCATAGACCCAGCCGGTCGGCGCCAGCGCGTCGCGGTTCTTGGGATAGGTGACGCCGCGCACGGCATTGGCCAGCCGGTCACCGAGACCCGCCGCGCGCACCTGGGCGCGGAAGGCGTCGCGAACCTCCTCGGTGGTGTCGCGCATCGCCGCGGTCATGAAGCCGGCGACGTCGCTCTCCAGGCCGGCGGTTTCCTTCTCGAAATCCGCTGTCCCGATTTTCATGCCCAGCATGTCAGGCGGGGACCAGCTCGCACATCCAGCCGGTCGCCTCGATATCGAGCCTGGGCCGGCCGGCGATCGTGAAGCGCTCCAGCACCGCGCCGGTCCGCTCGTCGACGATCTCCAGCCGTGCGCCGGCGACCGGCTGCGGCACGTCGGCGCGGATGATCGAGGCGAATTCGGTATCGACCGAGATGGTGGCGCTGTTGAGCTGCATCTCCTCGGTCGGGCGCTTGCGGATGACGCGGATCTCCTGCGGGAAGACCGCGCCCGGCCGCCAGTAGCGCGCGGCCGTCGAGCCGGGTGACGCATGGATCACCGGCAGCGCCAACGCGAAGGGATCGTCGAGCGGCATCAGCTCCTCCCGGCGAACAGGGGAACAGGGGCCGGCTTGGACGGCCGGCCCGGCCGGTTATTCGACGTAGACCTCGACCATCTCAATCGCCTCGAGCGCCGTCAGCACCTTGATATCGAGCTTCGCCTTCTCGATCAGCGCATCGGTCAGCACGGTGCCACCGGGAATGATGTCGGTGTCCTTCTTCCCGTAATGGAGCTGGAAACGGGTCTTGGGCCGCTCGACCGTCTGCGGGCGGTTCTCGGTGGCGTCGGTATCGGTAGCCATTGGCTTGTCCTTCTGAAATGCCGGCAGCGCCGGCGCGAGGTGGGAAGCCCCGCGCCGATCGGCGCGGGCGCGAGCATCACGAGCGGACGGTCATCCGGCCCGATGCATTGATGCGCTTCGGCACGAA